CATTGTTGTTATTTGGTTATGGCGCAAAGGTAGGTTTGTGAATAATGTGCGTCAAGGCGGAAAATAGAATGCTTACGACAAATAAAATCAGTTAAAAATATTCAACGAAAAGACTCTTTTTCATCATTTATACCTACATACATAATTGATATTTTAACAAAGACAACACTCTCTAAAAAAATAGTGAAAGTAGCATCTGGCTGGGCTATTTTTATTACAGGCTTACTCTTTACTATTTTCGCATTAGTTATACCATTTATAGAAATAGTACCAAAAGAATCAAATCCTGAAAAAGATGGATTGGCATCAATATTATTTATAGGTATTATAGGCATTTTATATGCTTTAATGGGATATAGTATGATTAAGAGAAAAATCCCAAAAGGGTTTAATGTTTTCAATGAAGAATTTTGAGAAATATGTTATATTTTAATTAAGGAAAATTGGATCGCTTTATTGATGATAATTATTTTTAATTCAATACTATAATTAATGAGCATCGTAATTTCAATAATGGCTGGTTGTGGATTCAGCACAGCCAGTCATTATATACAATCATTGGTACAATAAAGTATATAGTTGCGTAAACAAATATATGCCATTAATCCTTGAGCTGGTATATGTTCATTTGTCTCATGATCAAAGTACATCTATTTCCAAATGTTCCAACATCTTGGGACTGTCTATTTCTTCCCCTCTATCATCCGAGAATAACATTTAAAAACATAATTGGTTAAAATTATACATATCGTTCTAATGCAATTATTTAATACTGAATATGTTAGAAATCGAAAGTACCATGCTTATAAGAGGTCCGGGAAGGGATATAATAATCCTCACCTGGGGTTTGGGGCTGTATAAAATCTTGTCTGAATATTTCCGGAGGATTATCTGCTACCATATCTGCGTCATGGATATATATGTTAAAATAACATTCGGGCTCTGTCTTTTGGTTATATGGTCCTTCTCCCACAAAAGTAAATTTGTAGAAACCGATTTTTTCCCCATCTTTTCTGACCGTAAGAAACCAGATATTACCAGTACTTATCGTTTTGAACCTTAATCCTTTCAATGCTGAATACCTTTCCTCTATAAACTGACCATTCAAATATGTCTGTTTTTTACACGTAAAAGGCAACTCAAACTTGCCACCTTCAGCTGGTAGAATAAAAGGGTTCTGTTCCGACTGGATTTTATACACAAATGTCAACTTGCCTTTATCTATAATTAGTGGAATCTTTTCTACTTTTTTTATGCCATTGATGGTAGAGTATGAAATCCGCAAATCGGCATTCAACATTTTATCTTCTTTATTTATATTTGAGGTTATATTTAATATCACCTGACTACCCTCCACTTTTGTCTCTATATCAGAAAACAGAACTTTATCAAATTCGACCAAAACTTCTTTGGGAATAATAGGAACCTCTGAATCTAAAATATCATCTATTAATGTTTTCTGAATAATTGTAACAGTAATAGTACGTTTCTCCCCAAAACAGCTGAATGGTTTAAACGCATTTTCACTTGGTAATACCTGATATTCGTAAATTTTATTGTTCTCTTCTTTTTGACAAGAAAGCAATATTAAAGAAATGTATAGAAGAATGAATGTCTTTTTCATATTCATGCAGTTTTATTTTTGCAAATTAAAGGAATTTTCCCATATGATAAAATACCGATTAATTGGTATTTCTCATAATGCAATCTAAACAAATCTTTTATTCATAGCCTAAACGCCCATGCGATACGAAGTCACCCTTTTAACACCAATGTATTGGCAGAACAACTCAATGCCAACTTTTAAAGGAGCTTCATTGCTATTATTGGATAGCCAAAACCATTTGTGATCCTAGTCTAAAAGAGTTAAGAGGTATAAGATGCACAAGCGTATTTGGCTAAGAACAAAAAGATTTAAATAAACATTAGGATTGCAACGTGATTAATAATATAATGTGCTTTATAAACATTCTCAACAAACTCTATTCAATAGTTGGTGCTACTCTTTCGATATAAATAGTATCAAAGTATGAAGCTAACACTCAATCGCAAATTCAGAGGCTCGACCTATACAATAGGCGACTTGTCCGTCAACGGTAAATTTTTCTGTAACACCATCGAAGATACCGTAAGAGAACTTCCTGCTGTTTGCCCTAATACCCCTGATGGCTGTTCTTGTACCTGCAAGGAAAAGATCTATGCTAAGACTGCCATTCCCGCTGGGACATACAAAGTCTCTCTTCAGTACAGTCCCAAATACAAGAAGAAGATGCCGTATCTGCACGATGTGCCCCATTTCATCGGTATCCTGATTCATTCTGGCAATACCGAAGTTGATTCTGCCGGCTGCATCATCGTGGGAAATAACACGGTTAAAGGGAAAGTGTTGGAATCCCGTGCTACTTTCCAGAAATTATATTCCATACTTGAGTCCGAAACCGATATAACCATTCAAATCGTATAAGGAATGGCGGTCAACAGGCTCAAACCACCTAAAAACCTGCACATCGAGTTCAAACCGTCACCACGACAATATGAACTGTGGAAGTTGTTGCAGCCTGATTATTGTCCCCACTGCGGCGGAGAAATAGAGCAAATCCTTGTCGGTTACGATCCGCAAAGGAATCCGCAGTATAAGCCGCAATGTAAACAATGCAGGTCGCAAAATCTTCCACAGTTGATATTGGGTGGCGGAGCAGCGGGTGGCGGAAAGTCTTTTATCGGTAGCGTATGGTTGGTATCCTCGTGTATCCGGTTTGAGAATATTCGTGCGGTCGTAGCCCGTAAAACGCTCAAATCATTGAAGGAATCGACCTGGAATACCATCAAGTCTACACTGAAAGATTGGGGACTTAAAGAGGATATAAATTACAAGATAAACAATCTCGAAGGCACACTCACATTCTGGAATGATTCAGTTATTATCATGAAAGAGATGGCAGACATCCCCAGCGACCCGAACTTCGAACGTTTTGGTTCGTCCGAATATACCATTGCTATGGTGGACGAAGTATCGGAGATTTCCGAACGGGCTGTCGAGGTGCTGTTTTCCCGCCTCCGTTGGAGAACCCACGAAACATTTAAGACGCCACGAATGTTGCTCACGACCAATCCGACGATCAATTGGGTGCGCTCCCGTTTTGTACAGGACGAAAATGGTAAAAAAGTTATGTGCCGTGAAGGTGAATCCTATATTCCGTTTTCCGTATTTGATAACCCGAACATTGCTTTTCGTCAAGTTTATGAAGCTGCATTAAACAAAATTCGGGACCAGGCCACCAAGGAGCGCCTGCTTTATGGTAACTGGGACTTCGTGGAGGCCAATGATATGGCCATTTATCACAGTTTTAATGGTTCCAGACATCTTGTTACCGGACTGAAAGAAAAAGCATACGATCCTACCAAACCACTTGTTACGGTTTGGGATTTCAATGTCGCTCCCCAAATGTCCGTACTTTCCGCACAGATAGATTACGACAACAAAAAAGTATATATACTTGAGGAAATGCTCGGTAAACCGGAGGAAAAAGAGAATAATACGCCTGCATTGGCACGAAAAGTACGTTTGAAACTTTACCGTGACAAACATGTTGGCGGAGTGGATGTAACAGGAGATCCATCCGGATTGCAGCGCTCCACCACTAACGAGGACGGAATTAACAACTACACCATCATTACGGATACTTTTGGTAAAGGAGTTCTACGCCCGAAAGTGAAACTTTTACGAAAGCAGCCTCCGCAGGCAACACGCTGTGAGTTTGTAAATGAGGTATTCGAAGGTTACAATGGCTGGGAAATACAGATAGACATCAAATGCCGGAAGCTCACGCAGGATTTGATTTATCAACTCCGTAACGAGGACGGTTCAAAGAATAAACAGAAGACTACCGATCCGAAAACCGGTGTAAAGTATGAGCGTTACGGGCATTTGTCCGATTGTCTTGACTATCTGCTGTGTTATTATTTGCGCGACAGTTGGTACAAGTTTAAGAATGGAGGAGACGGAAACGGATATGTGGTTTCTACCTCGGTTATTCAGGAAGGATTTTCATATTAACAATGAAATAAGAATATGTATAGACGGTTTCTCAATAACAACGATTATTTGGGCATCATCACCCAAGAAGCCCTTGCACAGCTTACACGGGGACATAACAGGCGGTTTGTCCAGGCTGAAGAATCGGCCGAAACAAGTATCGTGGAATATCTCTCGGAGAATTACGAAGTAGAGAAAGAGCTTGCCAAAGGAAAGTATATCGCCGAATATGACCGGCGCATTACCTATCCGGTGGGAGTACATATCTACTTTGAGGGACGAATTCATGAAGTGATACGTTCCATCAGCGGTTATTGCAAACCGTCAACAGTTATTTATTGGGAAGAGTGTTCCGATATCAATACAGATGTAACACAGGTAATAAATTATTCCCAGTTTGGCACCTATTATCTGGGCGATAAGGTAAATTTTAATGGGGGCATCTATACATGCCTTTCGGAGAATGGCTACAAGTTCGATGATATCCGCATCCCGCTGGTCAGTGGCTGGAAGAAAATAGAGAGTTCATTATGGCAGCCCATGGAATATCCATTATGGAGCGTGGTCAAATATGGCGGAGAGTTCTACACGTTGATGACACTTGACAGCTTTGACTACAATCTCAATCCGATGGTTTCCGACAACTGGGGGGCTATTGCAGAGTATGATCCGGCATATAATACATATGAACTTTCGGATCATGAGTACGTGGTCTACAAGGGACAGGTGTTCACTCCGGAAACAGACGTAAACGCTGACATTCCAGAGGCGGGACAATACCTTGTGTTACATGATCCACGTAATTCTAACCTCAAGAGGCACATGGTAAGACTGGCCATTTATGAACTTACAAAACTCATAGCACCGAACAATGTGAGTGTTGTACGGATACGGGATTACGAGGAAAGCATGAAATGGCTTAACGATGCGGCAAGATTGAGGCTCAATCCACAAATACCCCGTAAACTTGATGAAACCAAAAAGCCAGTTACCGATTGGCAACTGGCTACGTTTCAGACCGACTATAATCCGCACCGCAATCCATGGTTCATATGAAATCTCTGGCATTCATGCACCTTGCAGATTGTGCTGTGAACTGTGTGGAACCATAGTCCCAGATATTATTTCTTTTCCTGTAAGGTGCAGATACTGACCCGGTTCCAGTCCGGCTCGGAGAACATGTCCCCTATGCCTTGTCCTTCCGAAATAATGCGTGAGGAGGCTATCCGATATTTTTTTGTCAGGATGTCCTTGACTGACTCCGCACGTGCACGTGCTATCCTCTCATTCACCTCCATGCTTCCTTCCGGTGAGGCATATCCCTTGATGACGACCTTGGATTCTGGATGCCTGTTCATATAGGAGGCGATCCGTTCCACATTGGGAAGTTGTGAGGCGTCAACCTTGGAGCTTCCCTGGCGGAAAGTTACAATAGACTCCAGTGTTTTGGCTTTTTCAATGACGGTTTCAATGACCGGTTTCTTGTTTTGGCATTCAGCCAGTTGTTTCTGGAGCATGTCCGCACGACCAGCTGCTTCCTCTGTCTGTTTCCGGCTGTCCGATAGCTGGCTGCGCAGACTGTTGACACTTGCATTCAAGTTGTCAACCTCTGCCTGGTCATATTCCTTTACGAGAATGGCATGGTGCCTGCCGGAACTTCCCTTTATATAATAGGTAATCCCCGCAAGTAGTTCAACGTGTGCATTGTTGGCATTGAAACGGCTCTTGTGCTTGTTGAAGTCACCTTCCATATCATAGACCAGTGAAGGCTTCAGGCTGATTGCCCATGCTTTTTCCTTCCCGATGTTGAAGTTGAAGTCCATTCCCAGCCGTGTACCCCAGGAGTTAGCGTCTCCTGTACCATTGACATAACTATGAAGCCAGCCCATTCCGGCTACAGCTTCCATTTCGAATGTTCGAGGTGTTCCGGGATAGCCACCGAAAAGGTTCATTATGTTGAACTTGCTTAAAAGCTCGATATTCGAAGCGTCAAAAGCCGTTTTACTACTGCTTGTATTGATATATCCCATGACTGAAGTTCCAAGACTCAGGACCGGTGTTATTCGTTTTGACAGTTCAACACCCACGGCAGGGCGGGAATTCTTCCAGAAGGCACTGTGTGTCATAGGAGTGGTCACTCCACCTTTGACCCCGACAGACCAGTTGTCCGTAAATTTTGTTCCTTTCAATAATGTCTGTCCGTTTACAGTCAGAACAGATAGTCCAAACATACATAAAATTAAAATGTTTTTTCTCATAAATTCAGTTTTTAATTAAACATAAGGGAATAATCCCCTTTTATCAGTATATTTATTCGTTTAGAAAATAAAACATGGTATCAACCCTATTTATAATGATCATGAACATTTAAGTACAATCATCTTTATTCTTGTCTTCTACACAAAAAGATAACGGAACAGGACACAGGTATCCTTGTCTTCCAGAATATTCTTGTCTTTTAATTTTTCATACAGCTGCTCTGCTGATTTGACCCCCATACCGGGCACTATACGCAGGGCATCGAATCCATTGTATTTTATAAATCGCAGAAGATCTTCAAGCTGGTAAATATTGTATTTTCTAAGTGCTCGCAAGGCTCGGAAGTTTATTCCCAATTTTCCCAAAGGGGTAACCAACAAGTTCACATATTCCGATGGAATATCCTGATCTTTGATAACTATTATCACACTTCTAAAATTCTGTCTGGAAATGTCGTGAGAGTTTAACAGAAGTGATTCGTAATTTCTACATCTGACATATGCGTTATCCAGTTTCTGCTTCCACTCAGAATAAGGTTTCCACTCCAAACAGACCTCTCTGCTCGCTTTCTTATACATATATGCCAGATTTCTAGGGGAAACACCTGTTCTTTTAGAAATAATCTGCATATCTTCCCCAGTAGAAAGAGAGTAAAAAATATCCCGTATCTGGGCGTCCTTTATCACTTCTGCCATTTCCTTGACAATCTCCCTGTAGACAGGCGTACAAACTTCAGGTAATTTCATGCAGGACAAACCTATTTGATCTGTATTTGAATATTCCATAATTTCTCCATTAAAATGCAATTATAAAAATCTGTTTATTTTTTATTTTTCTCTCTCAATTTGGTAGGAGACATCCCGTACATTTTCCGGCAGTATGCCGTAAAATGGGAGGATGAGTTGAATCCTAACTTACCGGATATTTCCTGAAAGGAAAGTTCCGGATCACTGATCATTTCCAATGCTTGTTCCGCTTTTTTCTTCTGCATCCATTTATAGAGACTTTCCCCGAAACTAGAGTGGAACTTCCTGCTGAAAGACCGTTCCGAAATATAACATAAACCAGCAAACTCCTTGACAGAATTCACTTTCTTATAGTTTTCCAAAACAAATTTCTCGAAACTCCCTCTAATACAAGTCGATGCAGAAAAGAATTCCGCTAGTTCTTTCTTTGTATAAAATCCTTTCAGCACCAAAAGCAGCTCTTGTTGTTTCAGCAAATGCATATGCCTGCAAAGCAATCTTGCTTCCAAGTATGTTCTGACGGAATCCAAAACTTTGACAAGAGGCTCCCTGATGGGAAGAATAAAATTATCAACCGTTTGCTCCTTACCTTTGACAGCCAACGAACCCAAAAACAATTTATCGCATACACTCACATTCCTGTCCCAAAACAAGAGTATACATCTCGAACCGGTTATGGACTCTATCCGAGTTCCTATGTTTTGCGGAATAAACACCATCTGGTTTTGTAAAATCCGTAAAGCTTTATATTTGCCTAAATCAAAAATCACCTCACCTTCAATCATAAAAAGAGTACACGATGACTTGCCGTTGTCAATTCGGTATTCCTCATCCTTCTCCAGTTGCTGGCAAGAAAATCCCACGTCCGAATCCATCTGGTAATTCAGACATGATAGATGTTCATTCAGATATAGTAATTTCATATTTCTTATTTTTTGTTATAACAAAAATTAAAACGCATCTATTTTTAATAAAAAAGACAAATTATTGATTAAAACAGACAATTTTTAATACGCAAGATATATACAGATTGATTGATCAGGCTCTGGTTTTGAGAAGCCATTTAGATATAAAGATTTTGTTTTGGAAGTAATGAGATTATGCATTTTTATAATTGGCTTCCCTCTATTTACATACCCGTTGCTAAAATAGGATTCATCATGATATATGAGTTCCTCCCGTTATATAAAAGTGATACGAAACAAGATTCCCGGAACTTTCATATCATGAATATGTGGTTTATACAAAAAACACCGGAATGTCTCAAAACAAAAGTATATGAGAAACTTTATTGTCATTTTTATATCCCGTGCAAGTTTTCGTCTGCACGGGATATAACTTATTGGGGTAAATATTTCTCATAATTATCCTGCACATCCGGATCAATGACCGGACGTACGGAATAGGTCATGCAACGCCTGTAAACAGCGCTTGTATTGGAAGCAGATGCCCAACCGGCAGGACCTCCAATGGAATTAAGCAGATAATGCCCTGCATGAGTATCGCTTCTGGCTTGTGCCACGGCGAAAATGACTTCATTACCTCCAGATTTGCCATCTGTAAAACTGCCGTCATAAACACTTCCAGGCAGCGGTGTGTTAAGGCCGGAACGACTTGCATAATAATATGCAAACCTCAAAGTTACAGCCTCTTTCTGCGACATAATCCGGAATCCGTAAGGAGAAGGGTCAAATACGGTTTTCCCGCCTACATCCTCCGGATTCCCCGCAGAAGGTTTATTCCATGGATACAGGAATACCCAACGGTCTTTAAAATTGTTAACCAACCCATGTGGAAAACACTCATACAGCCAGAAACTTTGATGAGAGACGATGGCATTTGGATGTTCGATACTCTGTTTCATCGTAAGAGCAGCCCCTCTCGCTTGCTGAGCATCTGTTCTTCCATAATCCACATCATTTCCTCTCTGTTCCCAAAGGAAATCAAATAGCTTGCCGCTGCCGTCATAAAAGTTTGTATTGACACGAACATCATGTGCCGGGAACGGATCTTTTCTGCCCCATTGATATTGCATACCAAACTCCCTATACGCATCTGCACTATACTGTGATTGGACCCTTTCGTAAGCTCCCAACAGATGCGACATCAAATGAACCGTTTTCGGACCATCACCTCCCTGACTCGCAACATCCAAGACTGTCGGATAATTGTCAACAATCCAGATATGCCAGGACCAGAGTGTCGGATTCCCCTTGATCTTTCCAGATTTAATTTCTATCAACACATTTCCCGGAGTCTGCCCTGGCTTGACATAAATATATGATCCCGGACCAGCACCTCCCTGTTCGGACAACTCGCTGAGTCCTGCTCTCTCTATGTCATTCTGCTCGTCAGACTTTTGAATGTCCGTCCACACAATATTGACTTTCCAGTCATCATCTTCATCCAGCTTGTTCAGCATAAAATCCGATTTACTTCCAGGAAGCCCCTGTTTGCCACTCAAAACAGCGTCATGTTCTAAAAGCATATTATAATACTCATAGGCAGTATTTACCCGGGAAACAGGAATAAAGATCCCTTGCTTTGCTCCCGCTTTAAGCATATATGTAT